GTTTTCTTATAAAGTTGTCCCGAGAGGACTTGTAGATAAGCTTGCAGATCTTAGCTTCTTGAGTATCGTCATCTAGAGTGTCGATACCTGTAGCGCCACAAGCGAGTAGTGCCAAGTTACAGATTTCTACATCAGAGTTTACAACAGACATTGCGTGTCTCCTTGGCTATGAAAATGCAGCTCCCTCGATGGAAAGGGAGCTGCTATTACTCAGTGAGGTTTTTTAGTCGATTGTATAAGTGATTACATAATCGATTACTAGTGTGTCTGCAGTTGCAGTAACTTCAGTACAAGTCAAGAAAGTCTGAACTTCTTGAGTTGTTCTGAAACGGCTTAGAAGACCAGCTTCTTTACCAGAAACTCCAGCTCTAGCTAGAGCAGCAGCTCCACCAAAGTCAGCAGCTGCTACGAAAGCATCTGGATCTTCAGCGACAACATTTCCGTCTACGTCTGCAGCAGCTTTATGTCCAAGACTAAAGATACCTGTAGCGCCTAGTGAAGGAGCTGCAACGTAAGCGTCGATCACTGTAGCACCAGCTGGTAGGCTAGGTCCAAGGATCTCATCAGTTGCAGCGAAAACGTCTGCAGCAAATGTATATGATTCGTGAAGAACTTTAACTCTACCGTTAATTTCTCCACCTGGGATTTTCTTTCCAGCTGCAATAAGAGCTAGATTTTTTCCGTTTACTTGTGCCATAATATTTCTCCAAAATTATGAAAATTACTATAACCAGGCTTTCGCCTGGCCATTATTAGAAGCTAATATTACTCAGCTACTAGGATCTCGATAACTTTAACTTCTTCAAGTCTAACAGCACCAACCGAATGGACTACATAAACTTGAGTAGAGTTACGCTTATCACGTCTTGGACCAACATCAACCTTAAGACCAAAGTTGTTCTTTCCAACAGCTGAGATCATTCCGTCTTCACACCATGCAAAGTTACGTCTTGCACCAGCAGCTAGAGTTGTATCTTCAGCACCAGTAGCTCCAACAACACCGTCGAGTACATCGTAATCAACAGCGGCAGCTGTTACTGGAAGTCTGTTTGTCATGATGAATTTGAATCCCATGAACATTTCAATCTGACCCTGAGTAAGAACTTTAACAGTTGCATAGTCAGCGTTAGTGATCTTCTCATCGTTAAGAAGGTTGCGGATTTGCTTAGGAGCAATGGCCCACATCTTCATAATGTCAGGATCGATCTCAGAAGAGTTAAACTTCTCAGCTACGTTAGTAAGAGTAAAAGTATTAAGAGGTGAAGCACCTGATGTACCATTCTCGTTAACAGCTACTAGTTTCTGAGTATCTGGAAGAGCTACAAGATCTTCTCCATCTTCACCTGATCTAGCATTACCAAGAGCAGCTGCGATAAAGACATCATCTTTTCTACGGTTAAGAGCTTGAACAGCAACAGTAACATAAGAATCATCTGGGTTGATAAGTAGTCTTACTCTATCAAGCTGATCGATAAGAGCACCGTACTCAGCATCAGTAAGAACACAAGCACGTCTTGAGTGCTCTGGGTTTAGAAGAGGAGTATCTCCGTGACGAGTAGTTACTTCTACTGCATCAACAGCGTCTAGACGCTCATAAAATTCTAACTTAGAACCTTGAACCTCGTTACGACTTCTTCCGAAAAGTCTTGCATCTTTTTGTTGTGCAAGCATATAAATGTTATTTCTGTATCCCTGCACAAATGCAGTTGTGATTTCAAACATGGCTATAACCTCCGACCATATAAGTTAATAATTAAGTACGAACTATTGTGAATTGTCCAAATGGGTCCACGAACTTAAGTATATCTCTATATGGGTCGGTCAAACCTGTCCGATTGTCCGAGAATATTTACTTATCTTAAGATTAATGCCGCCCAACATTTTTGTCAAGCGGCTAAATTGATTAAGCTATTTTACCATCACCATGGATATGTGTTAGGAGTTTTGTGTACTCCTCAATAAGTCTTGGATTATCTGGGTGATTCTTGTTCTTAAATGCTGGGTTTGTGAAGAGTTTTTGAATCTGCTCTTGAGCTCCCTCTGGACTCATACCGAAAGTGCCCTTACTTTCTGGTGTGAAATTGTCCTCAGACATGCCCTTAGCAACTTTATCGAAAACCTGTAGGAAAGTTGGGTTGTTCATAAGCCCACTATCATTAAGTTTAGCGATCTCTTCTTTGCTTGCGAATTGGGACAGTGCTGAGTTAGCGCCTTGAACTCTATGCTCATAGCTTTGACCCCAGTCTTGCTTAAGACCGTCGAAACCTTCTTGTTGTGCTTGGTTTCCAGCTGCGGCTTGAGCTTCGATACCTTTAACAGAGAAATCATTGAAGAAGTCCATGATACCTTGAGCTTGATTAGGTAGAATCCCCATCTCATGCGCCTTGGCCTTGAAACCTTCTACTAGTGACTCATCAGCTGTATACCCATCTGGGAGAGTATTAGTTAGAGAGTAGTTCTCTACGGATTCAGGTAGTCCCATCTTAGTAAAGGTATCTCTCCACTCTTCTGGAGATGAGTTCTCACCTGGGATGGCCATTTTGTCCTTGCCGAGATGTTTCTCTAGCTGTAAATAAGATTGTGATATTTTACCGTAGTCGAATGTTCCATCTGCATTGGCAAACTTCATCATAGACTTGCTACCGTGGAAAGACGGGTCAAGATTTTCTGGGTATTGATAATTTACCGCTGGTGGTGCACCATTGTCAGTAGAAACAGGATCCGGTGTACCGCCGCCATCCTGCGAACCATTGCCAGCATCCATGCTAGAGCCACCGAATCCTGAACCACCACCACTATCTTCTTCTCCTGCAAAGAAAAGAAACTGCGTAATAAGAAATTTTAAAAGAAAATGCTTAAACATCTGACCCTCCATCGAGTACATCATCACTAGTATTTATAAAGTCTATCTGTTCACGTTTTTTACCGATTGTCTTATTAGTTTCTTTAATCACATCGAGTATGTCAAACGTGTTGAGTTCGATCTTCTGCATGATGAGGCATACTGCCTGTCTCATACCTTCTTTTCGAGCTAAATCTAGGGGTTGATCTCCGTCTTGGTGGGTAGGTCTTACTAGATAACACATATCAGCGATATCTTCTAAGACTACTTGCCCTTCTGGAGTATTGAAGATCTTCTTATAGAGTAAAGAAAGATCCATTTTTGCTTGTAATTGTGCGCTCCTGACCTTCGCCAGCTTTTGTTCATTGTCCATCATGTCCTCACTGTTTATGCTGTTTTAGCCGCTGTCGCTGCTATATCTACTTCTTGTTGTCCTTCTTGGAGAGCTTGCTGCTTCTCACCTTGCTCTGCTTGGGCCTTCTGGATTGCTTCAACTTCTTTCTTCTTACGTAGAATAGATGATGGAACATTGTGAGCACTTGCAGAGAACTCAACATAACCAGCTTCGTCAATATAGTCTAGGACTTGAGGCTTGAATTGGGCAACATTGGCGATACCACCAAGGAAAGCATCAACACTCTGAGCTTCTGCAAGTCTCTGGGCCTTAGCGATCTGAGAAGAGAAACGTACAGAAAGATTCTTCCCCTGTAGTGCTTCTGGGATTTCCGTAGGGAGTTTACCCTTTCTCTTGAGGATACCAAGAACTCTATTGATAAGAACCTTAAGAAATTCGTTTTCTTGGCGACCTAGAACAGGTCCAAATAGACGAAGTTGCTCTTGAAGAATAGCATTTACTTCAGTAGCAGTCTTTTGTGGTCCTTCTGGAAGCTGAAGCTGATCGATAAAGAAACCTTGCTTGATGCGGCTTCTGATATCAGTCATTATCTCTAGACCTAGACCTGGTTGACCACCAGTTTGGAGTGGTCTAATGAAGTCTTCCGTTCCAGCTCTGAAGCTGTTAAGTCCACCAGGAGTAGTGTTCGGAGACATAACTGAGTCATCAGGCACTAGTAGTGGTGGATCAACAATTTTCTGAGCACCACGGATGGTAGTTTTCATTATCTGTTGGATCATTCTATTGTCTGGGAGAGTCTTCATTGCTGGAGATCTGCCATAGTCTTCATCAGTAGCTAGCGCCCATCTAGAGCAAACAAAAGGCTGCTCACGGAAACCAGTCTCTTTCATAAGATGGTCTTCACTCTCCCAAATGTAGTATCCAGCAAATGCCATATTCTTAGCATCTTTCTTGGCAATATCTATATCGCCTCTTGGAGTAATTACCATTAGGATAGTGGTTTTCTCGTTTGGTTCCTTATTAAGTCTTCTCGCCTGGTCAGTAGTGAAGGCATCTTCCCCAAACTTAGCTAACATATTTCTATGTGACATCTTATAAGGGATATAAGCTGTGTCGATAAAGCCTTTGTGGTTAGAATCTACATAAGCCCCAAATATTTGTCTGGTTTTGAACCTGACATCATCCTCGTCATCTTCCATGATGTGCATAAAAGAAGTACCAAATGAACCAAGCCCCAGATAATATGTATGGGCCTCTGTATGAAAATTGGAATTGTTAATAGAATTATGAATAATATCAGACACTTCTTGGAGGTGGTCTTTAACATCGTCGTCTGCGTCCAATTTTCTGTCACCAGTGGTTAATTCAAACCAGTTAGTAGCAGGGTTAGTCAACATCGAGTGCAGAGCAGATGCCAAAAGTTCGTTATAGTGAGCAGCAGATGAGTCATACATCCTTAGATTCTTCTCAGCTCCATGAGTTCTATTCAAAAATGTGTAGATCTCATCTTCAGCTGGAATTACATACGCTGCTAGGCTGGACCAGTAACTTTCCCAGTTCCCTCTACGGGATTTTAAACTGGAGAACCTTTCGGTCATTGCCTTAATGCTGCTTGGAGTTAGTTTCATGGGATTACCTATTTGCTTTGTAGTATGAGTTCAATGCTACTTGTACAGGTTGCCCAGAATTGGTTTTCTTAGTTTCAGCTGGTGCTGTAGGAGCTTGTTCTTGGATACCAAATTGTCCCATTCCAGATCTTTTTCTACGTGCTCTGATATCTAGAGTGTCGCCCTGGAATCTTCTATCTTCATCGGACCCCTGAACCTTGTTCACTTTAGATCCCCCACCAAATATACTAGATATTGCTGATGCTCCTGCGCTCATACTAAACCCCTAACTCGTTATAGTTACCGTTGGCATTTCCCATAGTACCCATCATACCACGTCTTTCATACATTTCAATAGTGCTGTCTTTATCGTCCATGGCCGAGTACCCGAAAGCATCAGAACCATGGGAGCTCCAGTCATGCAAAGGAGTCTCTTTAAATACTGCCCTTTTACCGTCCCACTCTTTCTGATAATTGTACAGACACTCCAAACCACGGGAACAGTTCTCCTCATCAAAGAAAGAAGTCTTCAATCTCTCTCGAGCTGCATCGATTCTATCTTGAACTCCAGCTCTCTTTTGGATCTCTACCCGAAGTCCGTACTTCTTATCAGCTCTTTCCTGTCTAGTCTGACCAGTTCCGAACTCTTTTGCCTTACCATCGTGAGGCCATACATGTCTTCCGTATCTGTATTCTTTCCCGACTACGAACTCTCCACGATCGATCTCAACCGTAGAGTTCAGTCTGCCCTGTTTGGCAGTAAGAACATTGGCATAGAACTCTAGTCCTTTCCCGTTCTTCTCATAATAGTCAATATAATAGTAACGACCATGAATTTTCTGTCGAAACCAAATTGTCGTTTTATCACCCACGCCGATGTCCCAGAAAGTATCAACAGGATAAGCAGGGTTATAAGGTACTTTTCCGATCTGATCCTTTGCTCTAATTTGGTTAAGAGTGTGTCCGAAATAGGATCCTTTAATAGCTGCCGTAAATGAGCATTCAAGTTCTTGCTGCACCTCTTCTTCATCCAGATCCTCAATCATCTCATCGATTTCATCAGCATCAAGAATCCCTGTCTCACTCGCCCGATACAGCGCAGTCATCCAGTTGGACGAGGATTTATATTTTCGCCACGTCCTGTAGTCGAGAACCAATCTCTCTGGCAACTTAGAGAGTATATAATTGGTTTCTTTCTGAGAGACACCATCCTTGATGCCGTATTTTTCTTCAAATTCTGCCCAATCTACCTTCTCAGTTTCAATATCAAATTCAGCTTCATAGTTTTGGCAGAATAGTTCTGCCTGACCAGCCTTATTATATCTTCTGAAAAAGTGATTTTGCCCTTTTGGTGTTCCAATAAATATGGCCCACGGCTCTTTGTACCCTGGACGGTAAAGTACTCCTGTTTCTCTCGCTTCTTTCTTACGGTCGGCTAGGGCGGGTCTTACAATCTCACCCCAAATAATAGGATCACATTGAGCGTACTCATCTAGTACAGCGCCATCCAAATAGATACCACGTAGAGAATCGGGATCATCGGCACCGACTAACATTAGGGTAATAACATCAGGATCTTTCTCACCTGTAACTGGATCTATTCTCCAGCCACGGTCAATATATATAGTAAGTTCAGACTTATTAGGTCGAACTCCAGGCATATTACGTGTGTAATCTACAAAATATTGCCAGGCTATTTTCTTAGCTTGTTTATAAGTAGGTGCTACATAAGCATATTGAGGATTTCTAAGATCATTTCGTAGAGCTCTGTCGATCATTTCATTTACAGCAAAGACTGTCTTACCGAAACGTCTATGACAAACTAAAACATTGAAACGCTTTAGAGTATTATGAAATAAAGCTTGGAGTTTTCTAGGTACATAACCAGTAGAAATCTCCTTATTAGGGCCTTTGTTCTTATTGCCCTTATCTATAACGCACGCACTAACTCCAGAAGTTAATTTCTCAAAATCCGGAGCTGTTTTATATTCTAATACCATACAGTATTATAGGTCGTCTTCGACATCTAGCGCAACAAGAAAAGGAGCGATCAATTCTAGACACTTTTCCTT